CAATCAAGAAAATTTTAATTATGATATTGTAAACATACCTTTAAAAAACTGATGGGAGAAGAATTCGTAGCTATTATTAAATTGATTTCTGGAGAAGAAATCCTCGCATCGGTTTGCGTTGACGAAACTGGTGAAGAACCAATTATTGTCGCTCACACTCCTGTTACTATGAAAATGATTAGTAATGGAATGTATGTAAAGATCAAACCTTGGATGGAGTTAGCAGATGATGATATGTTTGTATTCAGAACAGATAAAATTATTACAATGAGTGAAGTTAAAGATCAAAAAGTAATTAAATTATATGAAAGGTATGTTGAAGAATCAAATGAAGAAGATGATATGACTAAACTTTTACCTTCTAGTGGTGAAGTAAAACCTGATGAAAAAATGGGTTATATTTCGAGTGTTGAAGATGCTCGTCAAAAACTTGAAGAAGTTTGGAAGAAGCCCTTTAGTAATAATAAAGAAGGCTAATTCCTTCCTTTGAACCCTTACAGAGTTATTGTACACATATTTACATGACTTGTCAAGTGCTCAAAGTATGTTATAATAGAATACAGATAGACGGAGACATTTAATGCCTAGAAAGAAGTCTGAACATTATGTTAATAACAAACAACTCTTAGAGGCATTAATAGTGTATCGAGAGAAGGTTGCTAATGCGAAAGAGAACGATTTACCAAAACCAAGAATTACAAACTATCTTGGAGAATGCTTTTTAAAGATTGCTACACACTTATCATATAAGCCAAACTTTGTAAATTATATGTTCCGTGATGATATGATATCTGATGGAATTGAGAACTGTGTTCAATATATTCATAACTTTGATCCTGAGAAGTCTCGCAATCCATTTGCATACTTCACACAGATCATTCACTATGCTTTTCTCAGACGTATACAAAAAGAGAAAAAACAATTAGATATTAAAACAAAGATCATAGAAAGAAGTGGATTTGATGAAGTGATGACTGTAGATGATAGTTCACTTGCTGGTAATAGTTCTGATTATAATACAATCAAAGATAATATTGTATACAAGTCAAGTAATAGATGATTTTACCAGGTTCTACAGTTAAAGTGATAGATGAAAATTCAATATACAGAGGTTATGTTGGATGTGTTCAGAGAATACAAGGAAAGAAAGCAGCAGTTTTAATGGATAGTCATACCCCTTGGGATAAGATGATTACTTTTAGAATTTCTTCACTTGATGAAGTAATAGAAGGTTTCCAATACTACCCTAAAAAGAAATGAAGATAGCAATTATTACTGATACTCATTACGGTGCAAGGAAAGGTTCTAAGCATCTTCATGAATATTTTGAAAAATTCTATAAAGATATATTCTTTCCTGAGTTAGAAAAGAATAATATTGATACTATCATTCATATGGGTGATATCTTTGATAGTCGTAAATCAATTGATTACTATAGTTTAGAGTGGTCAAAGAGAGTTATATTTGAACCTATGAAGAAGTATAAGGTTCACGCAATCACAGGAAACCACGATTGTTATTATAAAAATACAAATGAAATCAACTCACCTGAGTTATTATTAAAGGATTATCCTAATATCACAACTTACTCAAGGGCAGAGGAGATTGTATTGGATGGGTTGCAGATACTTCTTTTACCTTGGATTAATGTAGAAAATTATGATGAGAGTAAAAAAATGATTGATGAGTCCACCAGTAAAGTGGCAATGGGTCATTTAGAGATCAATGGATTCAAGGCAACTCGTGGTCATATGATGGAAACTGGTATGAATACTGAGGTCTTTGATAAGTTTGACACAGTATACTCAGGTCATTTTCATACAAGATCTACAAACGGAAAGATTCATTATCTTGGTAATCCATATGAAATGTTCTGGAATGATGTAAATGACACCAGAGGTTTCCATTTCTTTGATACAAAGACTTGCATTCACACTCCTGTTGATAACCCATATCAGTTATTTCATAACATATACTATGAAGATACCAATCACAAACTATTCAATGCCACTCCATATAAGAGTAAAATTGTAAAAGTTATTGTTCGTAAGAAGACAAGTCCAAAAGAATTTGAAAAATTTATTGACAAGTTATATGGTATTGGTGTTGAAGATCTTAAGATCATTGAAAACTTTGATATACAGGTTGGAGATGAGTTTGATATAGACGAAGATGAGAACACACTTTCGATTTTAAATAGATATATTGATGACAGTGACTTTGAATACGACAAAAATATTATCAAAAACATTTTTAAGGATCTCTATAGACAAGCTTGCGAGGTAGAGTAGTGTATCTACTTACATTAAAAACTAGAAAGGAAGATGGTGCTTATGCTGTGCAGGATAGGCATGGAGATAAAGTACTATTTCTTTTTGAAGAAGAGGACGATGCTGAAAGATATGCTATGATGTTAGAAGACGATGAACAATATAAAAAAGAGATGGCTGTCATAGAAGTTGACGATGAGCTTGCCATAAAGACCTGTAGGATGTATAATTATAAGTATACTGTGATTACACCCGACGATTTCGTAATACCCCCTCAGAATGATAACGTTTCAAAAGATTAGATGGAAGAATTTTCTTTCAACAGGAAACCATTGGAGTGAAATAGATTTTCAAGGAAATACCACTAACCTAGTTGTAGGGACAAATGGTTCTGGAAAGTCTACAATGCTAGATGCTTTAACTTTTAGTTTATTTAATAAACCATTTCGTAAAGTCAATAAATCTCAACTTATTAATGCAACAAATGAGAAAGATTGTGTTGTTGAGGTGGAGTTTAATGTTAATAATAAAAATTATCTAGTCAGAAGATCTATCAAACCAAATAAGTTTGATATTGAAGTTGATGGGAGTTTAATGCATAAGGAATCTGATGATAGGATAAATCAAAAAATACTAGAAGAAAATATATTAAAGGTAAACTACAAGTCATTTACTCAGATTGTTATATTAGGAAGTAGTAGTTTTGTCCCTTTCATGCAATTATCTACAAGTAATCGTAGAGATGTGATTGAAGATCTTTTAGATATCCGTATTTTCTCGGCAATGAATACTTTAATTAAAGAAAAGATTCGTACTGAAAAGGAAAAAATAAGATCATTAGACTTAAAAAGAGATAATATTAAAGATAAAATATCAATGCAAGAGAATTTTATCAAAGAATTAGAGGTACAAGGGAAGGATAATATTGTTGAAAATCAAAAGAAAAGAGATTCTTTAGGTGATGAGATATGTGTTCTTATAATGCAGACAGAAGGTTTAGAGGATGATGTCTATGGACTTACTGAAAAACAAAAAGAGGTAACTGGTGCAGGTGAAAAGTTACTAAAACTTAACACATTCAAGGGCAAATTATCCAATAAGGTAGCAACTCTTACCAAAGAACACAAGTTTTTTACGGGTAATACGGTATGTCCTACTTGTACACAGGGTATAGAAGAAGAGTTTCGATTAAATAGAATTAATGACGTTCAAACTAAAGCGAAGGAACTCAAGAAAGGTTGTGATGACCTTGAAAAGACCATCAAAGAAGAGCAAAACCGAGAACGTCAATTCAATCAATTATCAAAGGAGATTACTACACTCAACAATGGCATTTCTAAAAACAATACTAAAATCTCTGGCTTCCAACGACAAATCAGAGATCTGGAATCAGAAGTTCAAAGATTTACCGAACAACTTGCAAATAGAAGTACTGAAAATGAAAAATTAGTTGAGTTTACTAAGAGTCTCGAAACAACATTAGAAGAGTCATCAGAGAGAAGAGAAGAGGTTGTGTATCATGACTTTGCATATTCTTTATTGAAAGATGACGGTGTTAAGACTAAAATAATTAAAAAATATTTACCATTTATCAATCAACAAGTCAATCGTTACTTACAGTTGATGGATTTCTATATCAATTTTACTTTGAATGAAGAGTTTGTTGAAACTGTTAAATCACCAATACATGAAGATTTTTCATATTCTTCATTTAGTGAAGGTGAAAAAATGAGAATTGATCTAGCACTTCTGTTTACTTGGAGAGAGATTGCAAGAGTTAAAAACTCTGTCAATACTAATCTTTTAATTATGGATGAGGTATTTGATAGTTCTCTAGATGGATTTGGTACAGATGAGTTTCTAAAAATTATTCGTTTTGTGATTAAGGATGCAAACGTATTCGTAATATCTCATAAGACAGAGTTGCATGATAAGTTCAATAGTGTTATCAAGTTTGACAAAGTAAAAGGATTTAGTAGAATAGTATGAGAAAGTACACTGAAAAGGAATATTGGGATGGTTTAGTTCCTGATGAATTATTTGAAGAATATTTAAATAAATATGGATATGAGTATACTCCATCAAGAGAGACAGTTAAAAAAGTGTCCACTGAACCCTACCAAAAGTAGGGTTTTCTTGTATACTGGATATATCAGATAAGAAACCACCATGCAAATCAAACACGAAGTTAAAGGACAACTTGCTAGATTACTTGCTACAGAAGACTTAATAGTAGAACATAGATCAGTTGACACTGCATCTTTTAACGTAGGCACAAGAGTATTGACTCTTCCTACTTGGGACAATGCAGGAGAAGAAGTTTATGACACATTAGTTTGCCACGAAGTTGGTCATGCACTCTATACACCTGATGATGAGTGGTGGTTAGACAATGAGATATCTGCTTCAATCGTGAATATTGTAGAGGACGCACGTATTGAGAAGTTAATGAAGAGAAGATATGGTGGTTTATCTAAAACTTTCTTTAAAGGTTACTCTAGTCTCTCAGAAGACGACTTTTTTAAGTTAGATGGCAAAGACCTTACTAAGTTTAATCTTGCTGACAGAATCAATTTATACTACAAGGTTGGTAATTTTACTGATATTCCTTTCTTTAGTAATGAAGAGACATTTCTAATGAATCGCACTGGATTAACTGAGACATTTGATGATGTATTAGAAGTTGCTAAGTTAATCTTTGAATACTGTAAGACTCAAGCAGAAAAGCAAAAAGCAGAAGAAGCAAAGATGCAAGCAGATGAAGAGTCTGAAGGTTCACTTCAAAACAATACAATGTCAGGCGACTCTAATGAAGAACCTTCTATGGAAGAAGATGAGAATGGTGAAGATGGTGAAGAACAAGAAATGCAAGTTACACAATCTGGTGGATCTAATACTACTTCTGGCATTCAAGGTGGAGAAGAATCTGGAGATATTGAAGCAACAACAGATGAAATGTTCACAGACTCACTTAAAGAATTATCTAATCTTACTAGTAATGAAACTAATTATGTTGAAGTACCAGAAGTTAATCTAAAACAATTCATCATTGACAATCAAAAGATTCATAATGATATGAATACTGAATGGGAAGGAGAAGAGAAAAAATGGAAGGAAGAATACTTAGCAAGACTAGCAAAGAATCCTAACATTGCAAAATTCTATGAATCTCATTTTGGTGGAACTAGACCAATTAACCCATTAAATATTTTTGAAAATGTTGATGCAGACTTTGCACAATTTAAAAAAGACGCACAAAAGGAGGTAAACTATCTTGTCAAAGAATTCGAGTGTAAAAAATCTGCTGCAGCATACGCCCGTGCTACTACTAGTCGGACTGGTATTCTCAATACAACTCTACTACACACTTACAAATTTAATGAAGACTTATTCAAAAAGGTCTCAGTAATACCTGATGGTAAGAATCATGGATTAATATTCTTACTCGATTGGTCGGGTTCAATGGGTAATGTAATGATGGATACTATCAAACAATTATTCAATCTTGTATGGTTTTGTAAAAAAGTCAACATACCATTTGAGGTTTATGCATTTACGAATAATTATCCAACACCAGATCGTGAAGAGATTGAGCAGAAGAATCTTACATTACATATGGACTCACAATTCTCTTTGATGAATTTACTTACAAGTAAAACAAGAGCAAAAGATATGAATGGTCAGATGAGAAATATCTTTAGATTGGGTCAGTATTTTGATCGTCGTGGTGCATACTATAATTGTCCAATCGGTATGAATCTATCAGGAACACCTTTGAATGAAGCTATGATTTGCTTACATCAAATACTTCCTCAGTTTCAAAAAGAGAATGGTCTTGAGAAAGTACAATGTGTTGTATTAACTGATGGAGAATCTCAAGCAATCAGATTCAATCGTGAACTACAAAGAGATTGGGAGTCAAGACCATATATGGGTACATCATATCTAAGTGGTAATTGTTTCCTTCGTAATCGTAAGACAGGTTACGTTTATGCCTGTAAAGACGATATGGGTTACTATGGTGATATTACTGATATGTTACTTAAAGATTTATGTCAGTCTTTTCCTGATACAAACTTCATAGGTATTCGTATTATGCCAAGCAGTTGGGGTAGTTCCTTTATTCGTAAGTATGAAACTGATGAAGTTAAGTATCAGCAAGATTTGAATCACTGGAGAAAGCATAAATCAATTTCAATCAAAGGTTCTGGATACCATGTATACTTTGGATTATCATCAAGTGCGATTGGTAATGATACTGAATTTGAAGTGCAAGAGGATGCTACAAAAGCACAAATCAAAAGAGCATTCAACAAGAGTCTTAAAGGTAAAAAGATGAATAAAAAGATTCTTGGAGAGTTTATAGATTTGGTTGCGTGACAATTAACAAAGTGTCCACTAGGGGGTTACAACCCCCTTTTTTAATGTTATTATTAGTATATAAATAAATCACCACATCATGACTCACGTACCATTCACAATCAAAATGACTACCGAAGAAATCGTTTCAAAATTGAAAGCATCCTTCGGAACAGAATTTACTGCAACTGATATTAAAGCATTCTGTGCTATGAATGACATTGGATATGCAACGGTAACTAAAAGGTTAAAGAATTTTAAAACAGAAAAAGGAAAGTGGAATCTTGAAGTTACAACTGCAGCAGTTGAAAATATTGAAAAATCTTTTAGTTCACCTGCAGTTCTTCCACAAGTAGAACAAAACTTAGTTCCTGAGAAAGACTCTACATTTGTAAAGTTTGGAAATTTTCCAGACGTTAAAAAAATTATTGCATCTAAGTTATTCTATCCTACTTTTGTTACTGGTCTATCAGGTAATGGTAAGACATTTGGTATTGAACAAGTGTGTGCTCAATTAGGAAGGGAGTTAATCCGTGTCAACATCACCATCGAAACAGACGAAGACGATCTTATTGGTGGGTTTCGTCTTGTTAATGGTAATACTGTTTGGCACAACGGACCTGTGGTTGAAGCTTTGGAAAGGGGAGCTATCCTACTTCTAGATGAGATTGACTTAGCATCTAACAAGATACTTTGTCTACAACCAGTTCTTGAAGGTAAAGGATTATTCCTTAAGAAGATTGGTAGATTTGTTCAACCAAAAGCAGGTTTCAATGTTGTTGCTACAGCAAACACAAAAGGTAAGGGATCTGATGACGGTAGATTTATCGGCACTAATGTATTGAACGAAGCATTCTTAGAGAGATTCCCTGTAACCTTTGAACAGGCATATCCTGCACCTGCACATGAGATAAAGATACTTAATAATGTTGCATCAACACTAGATGTTAATGACACTGAGTTCTGTAAGAGACTTGTAGATTGGGCAGATATTATTCGTAAAACATTCTATGATGGTGGTATTGAAGAGATCATCAGTACTCGTAGATTAGTTCACATACTTCGTGCATATGCTATCTTTAAGAACAAAGAGAATGCAATCAAGGTTTGTATCAACAGATTTGATGATGAGACCAAGCAATCATTCTTAGAGTTATATGATAAAGTAGATGCAGACTTTGAGATCACAAAAGATGAAACAGCATAAAAAGTATTATGACCTTTATGAGGAACAACCTTATAAAGGTTTCATGAGGGGTAATCTAGAAAACCGAATTAGT